TCACCTATTCGGCGACTGTTCGGGCCAATCCGCGGGGCCGGGAGATCCTTGATAGCTTGATGGGGCCCGTAGACGACCCAATCGCCCAGTTGGCCCGGCGCCGGGCTCTAGGAGGCCGCGACATTCAGGACGAGGTCTTCCTTGCGGGGGCGGATGTGAAGGGCGTCCAGCGGGAGGGGTCCGGGGGGCTGGTGGATCATTCTGGGGACCCGATCATGGATCGGTCCGCCCGCCTAGCGCATCACAAGATCATCGACCCCTCAGAGGTCCCCTACGACGCCACGGGGGTCCATCGGGGGCAGGAGGTGTACCAGGATGACTTCGCCCCGTCAGGGTACGGCCGGGCCCAGGAGCTCGATTACAAGCCTTGGGATCCAGAAGGCAGGCGGCCTCTCTCTCCCCCCATCCGATGGTCGGATGAGTATCGTACCTACCACACTTTGACCCCCGCTGAGCAGCGTAAGGTTGTCGAGCTGGCAGGGCTCACCGACGACCCAGGGTTTGTACAGGACCATGAGGTCCTCCCTAACCTGGGAACGGCCCTTTCCAATCCTGAGAGTGCGCGTTACCTCCTCTCCGCGTACCTATCCCGCCAGATGGGAAAGGAGGGGGGCGGGCTTGAGCCTGGTCTTTTCCAGCGGTACACCCAGGACCCCCAAGAGTCTCTTCCAGCAGCTCTTGGGGCCAAGGAGAACCCGACCTGGGCCCGTAGAGCCACAGGCCACCATGTCACCGGGGAGCGTCCATACCTCCAGCCCGCAGACCCGAAGGCCGTGGGCCCCCTTGAGGCCTTGAATACTGGGCTCCCTGTCCAGCGGGTTGGGATGTCAGAGACCCCCAATACCGATCGGCCCGGAGAGTACGGGGTAGGAACGGCGGTGGAGGCCATCGTCCGAAAGCATCTCTCTGAGAATGGGGAGGAAGGGCTCGGCACTGCCTTCCCCGCGGTTCAGGAGCTGTGGAGCTCCTTGCCCAGGAGTGTTCAGCTCAGCATCGCAGGCCGAATGGGTCTAAAGACCCGTGATCTGTTTGGCCGCCCCTCCTTGGAGCCGTCAGGCATCCAGGATATCCGGGACTTCATCAACCCCTATGCCGCGAAGGACTATGCCCCAGGCGACGTTAAGAACACGGGCGACGTTTTCGTTGACGATGTGGTCCCGGAGAGTGGGAACCTTGACGAGATGTACCCTGTCCCGTCTGATGAGTACAGCGATACTGCCCGACGTATGACAGAGAGCGACGCGTATCTGATGGCGGACGCCCCCTTTACCCCAGAGCCTGTCGATGTGCCGGTAGAGACCGGCCGGGTCCTAAAGTCGAACAAGCCCCAGAAGTATTTCAAGTCCGACTCTTTCCCGGATACCTCCCGAGAGATGGCCGAACGAAAGAATGACATCTCCGGCAGCGCTACCTCCCAGGCACAGTTTGAGCAGCAGCTGTACCACTCCCCTGAGATGCGGGCCTCCATCGAGAACGACCCCCGATGGGGCTCGGTGCAGGCGTTCCTCGATGACATGCTGAAGATGGGGGTCCCCGCAGCGATGGCCCCCTTGTTCCTCCAGCAGATGCTTGGTGATAAGGCCCGGCCCCACCCCCGGGATGATCGGTACCTACAAGGCCAGCCCCACGGCGACTACGCCCGGATGTTGCTCGGAAGGGCCTAGTGGCCACACAGCATGGGGTAGCGCTTCCCCGTACCGCCCCGCGCCCCAAGAAGCTCACGCAGGGCCAGGAGGCCCTTAAACAGCAATTGCTCGGGAGCGGGGACCCTGTCCAGAATATCCTTGCTTCTATTGGAGGGTCTCTCCTCTCCCATGCGGGCGTGGCGGACATCTTTGATTGGCTTGACGCAGAAGGCATCAAGACCGAGAGGGGGCTCCCGTTCCTCCTTGAGGACCGAAAGTACATGGTCGACATCCTGACGGACTACACCCCCGTTCAGGTGTGGGAGAAGGCGGCCCAGGTGGGGATGTCCACTGTCGCCATCTTCAAGGCGCTCCACTCCTGCAAGTATAAGAAGTGGAATGTCATCTACACCCTTCCCGCCTCCGATGACGTGGACTTCTTCCTGGACTCCAAGGTCCGCCCGCTTATCGATTCCAATCCGGTCCTTCAGGACTGGCTAGGCACCGATACCAAGAAGACCAAGAAGATCGGGGATTCCTTCGTATTCTTCCGCGGAACCTTCCTGGAGAAGGAAGGCATCATGATCTCGGCTGACCTCAACATCCACGATGAGCTCGACAGGTCGAATGTTTCCACCGTAGGCACCTACGAGTCCCGTCTAGCCGCTTCCGACTACGGCGGGCAGTGGTACTTCTCCAACCCATCCAAACCCTTCCACGGCGTCGACGCCTACTGGCTGGAGTCGGATCAGAAGCACTGGTTCGTCACCTGTGAGAAGTGCGGGTACGAGTGGTACATGGACTGGCCCCATTCGATCTGTCCAGAGAGGCACGTCTACCAGTGCCAGAAGTGCCGGGCGGAGATCCCCGCCGCCGCTATTCGTGACGGGCGCTGGGTCAAGAAGTTCCAGAATCGAACGACCTCCGGGTACTGGATCAACCACATGATGGCGCCGTGGATCTCCGCGGAGAGAGTCGAACGAGCGTTCTATACCAAGGACCGCCCGTACTTCTTCAACATGGTCATGGGTAAGCCCTATGCGGGCTCGGATATCACCGTCACCAAGGAGGTCTTCAAGAAGGCCGCCAATGGTAAGCCGATGAAGGGGGAGATCTGCATGGGCATTGACCAAGGCAAGGAGTTCCATGTGGTCGTCGGGCCCTCCGACGGCGTCGGAGACTTGTTCGTGGTCAAGGAGTGGCACGAGGTCTCTGCTCTCATCAAGAGATTCCAGCCCGACTCCGTCGTCATAGACGCCCTCCCTGATACCCGAGGGGTCGTAGCTCTGCAGAAGCAGTACCCCTTCCGTGTGTACGGGTGCTACTTCAAGGGGGACCCGAATAAGCCTGAGCCGATGACTTTCGATGACAAGACCTGCTTCGTCAATGCGGCTCGGGACAGGTGCATCGACAACGTCATAGCGGATTGGACCGATAGCAAGCTCTACATCTACGACGGTCTCGAGTCCTCGATGATGTTTGACTTGTTCTGCAAGCAGTGGGAATCCTTGTACCTCGGTACCGCTACGGATAAGTCCGGTAACACTCGCCGGGTCTGGACTTCCTCGCGGGCAGATCACTTCGCCCTCGCCACCACTTATTGGTGGCTGGCTACCCGTAGGACGTTGTCCCTCCGGGAGGATGCCCCGGAGATATCTCCGGCGGAGGACGACAAGTTCGACGACTCCGTTGTATCCTCTGATGACATCTCTCCGCTATTTAGGCCCTCCGGAAAGGACTGGTTCAACGACCTATGAGCACCTACGAGTTCCGATGCCCACGCTGCAATACCAGGCAGACTATCAACTGTAGCTACAAGGATGTTGCTGACCGGGTTCCTGAATGCTGCGGAGCCCCCACTAACCGGGTCTACTCTTGCAGACTCTCTCAAGAGGCGGTTCCAACGCGATCGTTGGGCCACTTTCGGCAGGGAGTCCTGGATAGCTTGGGACCTGATGGAAAAGAAGCACTCGGTACGGATTTCACCATCAAGCAGGCGGAGAACCACCTAAAGGACAAGGGACTGGCTTTTGTCTCCACGACAGATTCCAAGTACGCCCGAAAGTAGGCTAGACGCCCTGGAGCTCAGGCTCCAGGAGGAGTTCGTCACCCGCAAGGCCATGAAGAAGTACCTCTCTGAGGACTTTGTGGTTCATCGCACCCAAATATCTGGGGCCCCGGGGAACGCCATGTCGGACCGCGGCGGCTCTGGTGATATGGTGCTTGGGGACATCGGGAACCTGACCACCGATTACTCCACAGATCTCTCCATCACCCAGAATCTAACCGAACTCCAGCTCGGGGACACCGTCAACAACTTTGATCAGCGGAGGACGGAGACCACTAACATCAACGAAGGCGACACTCTCAACTTCAATGATGTGTCAGAGGCGGCTAAGACGGTCCTCAAGAAGTGGGTCTTGACCAAGATCAACAAGATCTTCAGATGGGCCTCCTTCGGTCTCCCAACAGGGGTTGACGGAGTCAATGAGTTTTCTGGTGTGGCGAGGCTTCGAGTCATCGTGTTCACCGTCGGGGGGGTTGTCACGGACGGACAGTTCGTAGGAAGGTTCCAGGTCCCTGATAACGTCACGTTCGAGGTCACAGGGACCTCTTTCACCTACTCGGGGGATGCCCCGGCGCTTACGCTGTGGCACACCAAGGGCGGGGTTGATTTCGAGACCTCGGACGGAACGGTTGTCCTAGGCGGGGAGTACCTTTACCCCACCGTGGCCGTCACAGCTCCTGATGAGCCGGTTAACCTCACATACCAGGTGTTTGGGCTCATCCAGCGCCGCTACCACGCCCCGCCGCCGTGAGCATCACGGTAGACATCCCTGTGACCTCTAAGGCGATAGCCAAGTCCTTTTTGCGGGAGGAGGTCTACTACCCCAATGCCGAGACCTATGGGGAGTTCTCTGCCTCTGACACGGCATACAATGAGTCCGCCCTGGACGGGACTTTGTTCGCGGTTGAGTCGGGGGGGTTTCATGGGGGCCGCGCGATCCTCACTCTGAATGGGGTCGTGCTTCCGGAGACCGCGGAGTTCGTCTCCGCCTCCCTAGTGTTCCTACCCGGCTCTGAGGATCGATCGGGGACTTATGTACCCTCCGTGGGCCCTACGTCGGAGACTGCGGCGTTCACCACGCTCACCGTCACTGATGCGGCCAACTGGGACCACGGTGAGAGCTTCTCGAGCGCGCTATCCGCTTCCGGGTCCAACCCACCGTACTCGAACACCTACGGCCTCAACGTGACCAGTGTCGCGTCCAAGGTGGGATGGGATGCCGCACGCGACGGGGCTGAGGAGTTTTCGATCTCTATTCCGGCGGGGGACCATCTGCACTTTGACGGCCAGCCTATGGCTTTCGGGCTCACCTCTACCTACAACGAGGGGGTCCCCCTGGATACAGGGGAGAAGATCTGCTGGGCGTGGAGCTCAGTGGTTCTGAGGCTTGTCTATGACGGGCCCGCGGCCCCTGCAGCCACAGGAGACGCCCTCCTTCTTGGGACTTGGGGCAATAACTACTTCACCGTCATTGACCTCAACGGGGATCCCATTTCTGTCCAAGAGAACCCCGAGCTCGGCGCGGGCGCCTACCCCGAGGCCGGATCTGGGGACGGTGCCGGTAGGGTATTCCTGGCAGACTCCAATTATTCCAAGGTGGCGGTCTGGCTCACCAAGACCGTGGAGCAGGAGTTCTTGTTCCCAGCGGGGTCAGACACCGACCAGCAGCACAACCCGATCGCTTACGGAAATGCCCATGTCTTTGTCTATTCTGGCCGTACACCGGCGGGCCGAGGGATTATCGATCAGTACACGGAGGACGGGACCTTCGTCCGTACCATTGGGGACGCGGAAGAGGCAGGGCTTTCTCTTTTGCAAACTGTGACTGGGATTGTCGTGGACCCTGTATCTTTCGATCTGTGGGTCCTAGACCGCAGCCGCGGCTTTGTGGCATTCCATTACGATGATGACTACTCCACCTACGCCTACTACCGCCCAGCGGATAACCCCACACTTGATAGGAACCCTTACGGCATGGGCATGAAGATCTCCGAGACCGAGATCCTTCTGTACTTCTTCGACGATAACGATGGTCGGCTCCGGTGCGTCGATATGACTGACTATCCCTTTGTGGACAAGTGGGCCACGCCAGGGGCAGGCGTTGAGTATGGGTACAACCCAGCTGTTGTTCGCACTCGCCCGCCGTACATCCTTTACTACGCCCCCCTTGATTACCTTTACGTTGTTGGCGCGTCCGACGCCGTGAAGGTGTTCAATGCGGCCACGGGAGGCTATCTTTTCTCCATTGGGACGTACAATGCGAGCAACCCCCCCGATCTTGGGGATCTGTACTTGGTCAACTTCGGAGCGTATATGCCCTCGTATGACACGGATGTCCCCAATGTCCCTCCCCCAATAGGCCCGGGGACCCCTGGTTCGCAAGTCCTATTCGTTTAGATGTTCGTGAGGTAGGTACATGGAAGAGCAGATAGCCCAATCCGCGCCCCCCGGAAACCTGGCAGATATAGCCAAGCAGGTGAAGCAGAAGTTCAACGCCGCCAGAAGGGCGCGCGCCCCTTACGAGGGCCAGTGGTCTCAGAATCGCAAGGCCTATCTAGGGAAGCTATGGGACCCGAAGAGGCCTACGTGGAAGGCCTCACCAACCACGAACTTCATCTACACGGCGATCGAGAACATTCTTCCTATCATGACCGACTCCGCGCCAATCGTGACCATCCAGGCCAAGTCCCCCGAGTCCCGGCCTTTGGCCGATATGCTCGAGGCCGTGGTAGCGGATCTCTGGCAGGAGATGAAGATGCCTAAGCACCTTCCCCTGTGGTGCAAGAACTTCCTAATCTACGGGTCCGCGATCATGAAGGTCTACTGGGACCCCGAAGCCGATTTCGGGCTCGGGGGCATCCGGGCGGATGTGATCGACAACTTCCATTTCTACCCCGATCCAGACGCCAGTTCGGTCCAGGATGCTCGGTATGTCATCACTGCAGTCCCCACTTCCGTAGATGAAGTAAAGGCGCGGTTCCCTCACGTCGCACACCTCATCAAGGGGGAAGAGAGCGTTAGCGGCCATAGATACAGTACGGACACCAAGCTCGCCGAGGATAGCCGTTGGCACCCGGGATCCGAGATGCGACTCGACAGCCCCAGCGAGCGCGGGAGCTCCGCGGACAGCGAGCGCGTCAATCTCATCGAGTGTTGGTGGAAGGACCATACCGTCGAACCACAGCCCGACCTTGAGGCGATGTCTGCGGCTCTCGGAGGCATCGATGACGCCACTATGCAGCAGCAGATGGGTCATGGGCTGGTAGAGCATTTCCAGGCTAACGGGATGGAGATCCCGACTCGAATGATGCCCAAGTATCCTACAGGCCGCGTCACGGTCATCGCGGGCGATGTGGTTATTGACGATAAGCCTAACCCCTACCAGCATGGCCAGTTTCCTTTCGCTAAGATCGACGAGCATATCTTTGCGGGGGATTTCTGGGGCCGTAGCACCATTGAGTTTCTCATCTCCCCGCAGATGGAGTACGACAAGCGTACCGCACAGATCATCGATTGCATGAACCTTACGGCCAACCCCGTGTGGATTGTTGACAAGAACGCCGGGGTCGCCACCAACGCTTTGGTGAACCGCGCGGGGCTTATCATCCGCAAGAACCCCGATACCGAGGTTCGACGTGAGCCCGGCCCCAACATCCCTCCTTACGTCTTCAGGTCTCTTGAGGAGACCAAGGCCAATATCGACATCATTTCAGGGGTTCATGATGTCTCTCAGGGCAGGCGGCCGTCGGGGATGACCACGGCTACGGGCATAGCAGAGCTCATGGAGGCGGCCCAGACCCGTATACGCCCTCGTATCAGACAGATGGAGTTCGGGATCAATGAGATGGGGGAGATGATCGTCTCCATGATTAGGCAGCTCTACCAGTACGAGAGGGTAGTCCCTGTCCTGGGGCCCACCAAGTCTCAGGAGTGGATGTATTACGACCCCATGATGGCCCAGGACCCCTCCCTCGTCCTTGAGGTACGGATCGAAGCGGGGTCGACGATGCCGGTATCTCGCGTTACACGCTCGGCGGATGCCCAGGGGCTCTTCCAGATGGGGGCGATTGATCGCCAGTCGCTCCTTGAGGAGATGGACTGGCCTGCAAGAGATACTGTTCTCCAGCGTATGTACGAACAGGAAATGCAGATGATGCAGCAAGAACAAGCTCCGCCCGGCATGCAGGGCCCCGAAGAGTTTTCGGACCAGGGGTAGGACCCGCTTTACATTACTAGCATCTTGGGGCGACACTACGTTACGAAGACCACGGTTGTTGGAGTCCAGGAGACCAACCAACAAGACAGTCAGGAGGTAGGATGGATACCGACTTTCCATCCGGTATAGCGCCCGAGCCGACACAGATATTCGAGCCCGCTCCAACGCCGTCTGGTGGCGAGCAGGAGCCAACGAGTGTCTTCATCGCGGGGCAGCAGGTTCCTATTTCGGAGATCGAGGCCCTCTACCAGAAGAGGGAGAACCTCGAGGCGGGGTACACCCGCAAGTTCAAGAGCCTTGCTCAGGAAAGGGAGTATGTTGAGCGGTACAAGCCGTTCCTCAGCTACCTTGAGCAGGATCGGGAGCTGCAAGCCTACATCGAACAGTACGGACAATGGCGCCAGCAGATGGCCGCCTACCAGCAGCAGCAGGCTCCCCAGGGCTACCCGCAGCCGCAGGTGGACCCAGAGCTCTATGGGCAGCTGGAAGCCATGCAGTCCAAGCTGAATGCGATGGAGGAACACGCGGTCATCAAGGAGATCGAGGGCCAGGTGGCTAAACTCGCCGCCAAGGCGGGCCCGAGCTGGACCCCGGAGGCCGAGACTAAGGTCTTGACCATCGCCGCCCAGCACGGACTCGGGGACCTTGAGGTCGCGTACAAGATCTACCTCGCGGACAACATGGACGCCATCAAGACTGGCGCCCGTAACCAGGTCCTGGGGGAGATACGCAATAACAGGTATGCCGGTGTGTTGCCTGGGGCGGGCCCTAGTGGCCCACAGGCCTTGATCCCCAACAAACCACTCTCTAAGCAGAGCTGGGGCCAGGTAGTCTCCCAAGCAAAGCAGCGGCTCGGAATCTAAAGGTGGTGCTTTGCCCCAATGCCTCTCATTGACGAAGTAAATGCGGTAACAGAACAGCTCTTCATCCCGAAGTTGGTCGACAACTTCTTCGGCAGCAATGTCCTCATGTCACGCATGAAGGAGCGCGGCCGCAGTTATCAGGGTGGTACCAAGATCACCCAGCCCGTCCTGTACGCCCAGAACTCGAACTTCAAGTTCTACTCCGGCTGGGACACCCTCAACATCGACCCGACCACTGAGGTCACAGCCGCGCAGTTCGACTGGCGTCAGGCCTCAATCTCGATCGCTATCGACCGTCTGACAGAGCTCAAGAACTCCGGCGCCCAGGCGGTCCTCGATCTTGTCAGCACCAAGATGCAGGTTGCAGAGAAGACCATGATCGACCAGATGGGGACCTACCTCTACACGGGCATCGGCGGGTCGACGGGCTCTAAGGAGCTTGACGGCCTCAACATGATGGTCAACGACGGCACCTACAATGCCGTTTACGGAGCCATCGATCGGACTGCCAACACTTGGTGGAAGTCGAACTACTCGGCAACCACCGGCATCACGTCGACCCTCATCCGCATCCAGAAGAAGATCGGCCTTGCAACGGTCGGCAAGAGCCGCCCCGACCTTGCGATGTGTACCCAGGCGATCTTCGACGATGTCTGGGCCCTCTCCCTCGATAAGCAGCGTATTGTCAATCAGACCGATGCGGATAACGGCTTCCAGTCCGTTCGCGTCTCCGGTCTCGACTTCGTGGTCGATGACAAGTGTCCGTCCTACGATGCGGATAACGACTGGGTATACCTCCTGAACACGGAGTACATCGACTTCGTCACTCATAGCGACGAGGACTTCCGCTTCGAGCCGTGGCACATGCACCTCGACAAGAACGGCCGAGTGGCTAAGATCCACTGGGCCGGGAACCTGACAGGGTCCAACCCGCGTATGCAGACCCGCTACGTGGCAGCGATCACCAACACCTAACCGAGAGGACCGTAATGGCTCTTAGCTTCGTTCAGCAGAACACCTCCGGCCAGGAGGAGCTCATCGTCAACAATGGCGATTCCGATTTCCTCTTCATGTGGGACTCCAAGGAGTTCTGCATCCCTGCGGGAGAATCAATGGCGGCCCCGCAGTGGTTGGTCGACCACCTCCTTGGGAATGGCTCTATCGAGGACACCCGGCGCATACGCGCTAGGTTCGGTAAGGCCAATGACGTCCTCTCTAGGGCCCCCTACAGGGCAGTAGGGCGGGCATCTGCCTCCTCTACCGCCGATAAGGCCCCCAAGAAGGCCGCGAAGAAGGAGGAACCGGAGTTCGAGGGGGCCGCTAATGAGCCTCCCTCGGAGGACGACTCCGCGATGATCGAGATCTCGGTCTAGCATGCTCTGGGAAGAGATCCTTACTGAGGCTCGCAGCTACCTCGATGAGGAGCTGCCGGGTGACTACGAAGATGAGGAGCTGGATGTATGGCTCCAGCACGGGATCAAGGACCTTTACGTCCGCCTCGGGTGTATGCTCAAGACGATCACCGTGGCTTACGTCGACGGAGTCGGAACCTATAGCCTCACGGATCTCGGTCTGGGAGGGCAGGGGGACGCTCTGAGGCGAGTTCTGCTCGACTCTGGTGTCCCCCTCTCCCGGATAAACCAGGCAGAGCTGGACGGGGTCTCCGCTCTTGGAACTGCTGCCGGGGGGTCCCCTCAGTACTACACGGTCTGGGGGGACTCCGTGCAGCTTCATCCAGTCCCCGACACCTCTGGTTCCGCCACCATCTTCTACTTGGACACGGCTCCGGCTACCCTAGTGACCGGGGAGAGCCCCGCCCTCCCGGCGCATGCTCACCCCCTCATAGCCCTGTTCATAGCGTCCCGCGCGCTGTGGAAGGCGGAAGAGCGCCAGATGGCTGATTCGTTCAATGCCCAGTACGAAGCTGGGGTTGCCATCGCCCAGAAGCAGCTCGCCTCTAGGGACACCATGAGCGTCGACGCCCCGATTGCAGGTATCGTTCCTTGAACTTCTACGCTGTTCGTGCCCAGGTCATGAATAACCTTGGGGCCGACGCTGCCCGTATCTCAGGCCTCCAGATCGATCAGTGGATCGATGAGGGCCTCAAGAACATCTGTTCCCGTATCCCTCTCGTAGAAGCCCAGGAGGATCTCACAGCGGTCTCAGGCACCGCTGCGTACCCCCTCGTAGGTACCAGCCTCAGCTCCAAGACGCGCTCCATTAGGCGCGTGGTCTTCCAGGACAGAAGGCTGGACTACATCACTCTCGAAGAGCTGGACTTGTACAAGAGAGGATCCGCGGCCCCGTCAGGGACTCCGACCTCCTACTACACCTGGGCCAACAAGCTCGGCCTGTACCCCACCCCGGCCTCTGGGGGGACCATTGAGGTCTACTTCATGGACTCCGCCCCCGCGGCCCTCTCAGGCTCCACCGCCGAGATAACCGCAATTCCCGCCCATATGCACCCCCTTCTGGTCTCCTATGCGACCTCCAGAGGCTTCTTGAAGCTCCTAGACCGCAAGATGGCCGAATCCTACCGGGCGGTCTACGAGGCCGACCTGGGAGTCGCTAAGTATGACCTGGAGCTTGATAACCTCGATACTCCCTCCGTGGTAACGGATTTCGACCTGGACGCCCGCCCCCTACCCCCCTGGGTCTAGCGCATGTCAGTCTTCCAGGTAGGGACAGAGGACAGCCCTCGGTTCGCCCAGAGACACGAGGATTACTCCGGGGGCCTCAACGTGGCCCTTTCCTCCCATCTCATTGCGGATAATGAGCTCCAAGAGGCGGTCAACGTCTCCTTCACGGAAGAGGTCGTTGAGCGCCGCTTAGGCAGCATCAAGGTCAACGAGGCGGTCCCAGCCAACGTCGATCACATCGAGCCGATGGGGTACGGCAGGTTCCTAGGGTTCGCTTCTGCCAGCAAGGAGCTGTACAGGTACGACGGGGAGGGCTCGTGGTACTTGATCTACTCCACCGCGGGTTCCTACAGCACCCCGCTTCGCCTTGCTCAGACCAACTACCGAACGGTGGTTCCGGGACTCTCCAATGGAGGTTCCGTAGATTGCTACGAGACAAAGGTCTATTCGGAGACCTACCAGTATTCTCAGAAGATCTCATCTTACGTTCCTGGTTCTAGCCCGGCTGAGTACTCAACTGATCTCGAGTACCACGACATCTCCGGGCAGCGCGTCATCCCGGCTGGGGAGTTCTACGGGAACTACACCTACACGGATAAGGACGGTGGGGTAACGGTCTCCCAGACCTTTGACTTCGACGATTTCGCTCCTGAGACGATCGCAGGATTCGGCATCTCGACGTATGACCGCCCTCTCGCTCTTGACTGGGACGTTACCTGGGATCTCGATGACGGGACCTCGGTCGGTTACTCCTCTGACTGGCGTACCCAGAGCGAGAAGTACTTCGGCGTGAAGAACTCGGTGGTGCTTACCGCCGCCGGGGGGTCCCATGAGGTGTTGACCTCCAAGCACTTTCTGGCAGCCAACAAGCTCCAGCAGAGCATGCTGTACATGATCTACAAGACCGTATTCGCTGGCGTGCCTCCGGATCAGCTCCCTCGCGCTTCTGCGGCCGCCGTCTTCAAGTCCCACACGATGCTCTTCGGGGGCGATTGTGGGGGTAAGGTCTACTTCTCCAAGCCCAACGACCACAATGAGTGGCCGACTAACTACTGGGTCAAGCCTGGAGATGACGAAGGCGGCGCAGTGGTTAATGTGGGCATCCTCAATGACAAGGCCATATTCTTCAAGGACAACGGTATATGGTCCTTGATGGGGGACGGCCCTACCACCTTCGCTATAAAGCGCGTCGACCCCGGATACGCCCTTTCATCCCCCTCAGATGACGTATCTCGTGACGGCTCAGGTCCTACCCTCAAGAACTTTAGTGAGGGGCTCATATTCGTCGACACCCGAGGCCGAGTCATCTACTACGACGGAGGGGAGTTCTTTGATGTGGGCCGCAAGATCCAGCCTATCCTCGATGAATGGTGCTCCGGTACCGGGTCGTCAGGAATCACCTGGTACGCGGCAGTGGTGGGTAAGCGCTACTACCTCACGTCCTCTACCGCCTTGGATGACGATGGGCTGCAGAGAGTCTTGGTATACGACACGATTGACGGCACTCAGGATCGTTGGCATGAGTACCGATACGGTCTCAGCGGTCCCATAACCGGGATGTGTGAAGACCCTATCCACCAGACCCTCCATCTCTCTAGCGCGGGGTCTACGCCTACCCTTTATCGAATGGAGGTCCCCGGCGTGTATCAGGATTGGGGCACCTCCTTCACCATGTCCATGACCACTAAGGATTACGATCTAGGCTCTTCCGAGGCATTCAAGAAGCTTAAGAATGTGAGGGTGTTCCAGGGGCTATTCAACTGCTTCGCGCGTATCATGCCCCGTGTGGACTTCCAAGAAATAGATGTTCACGAGCTCGAGCCCAATACTGAGGTTGAGCGGGTAACGAAGCTTCCCCTCCGGGGTAAAGGAAGGTACCTAGGGTTCCGCTTAGCCTCTAAGGGGCCGAACAGGTCAGTGTTCCGGGGAGTGACCCCGGTATGGAAATACAAGAAGGTGAAGTAGATGACCGCTATTCTTCCAGGCGACAGCCCCTACAGGAATCCGTTCCCTCGGTCCTCTTACCCCGATCCCCGGTCCCCCTGGGCTGGTCAGGTGGGGGCTCCTCTCGACGAGGGCGCCTTGTACCGCCAGGCGATGGAGCGGGCTTACCAGCAGTACATCCACTCTTACCCCCGTTACAGCGGGACAGGACCCTTCACGCCTCCCATGTCTCTGCAGGAGTTCATAAGGCAGAATCCGCGTTCTGCCCCCACGGCCCCCCCTGTGGGC